CTCCATGCGGAACTGGACGTGACGAGTCAGACGCTCAGCGTCGTTGTAGATCGCGTTCGCCAAAGCCTGGCTACGGGTGCCACCGGTGCGGGCGAACTCCAACTGCAGCCGCTCGTACTCGCCCATGTTCAGCGAGTCCGACAGGGGCAGCATGTTCACACGCTTATCCGAGGTGCCATCACGATCAGACACGTGGATCCGTCCATCGAAGGAACGGAACCGAGCGGTCCGGTTGGTCTGAACGATCTCAGACCAGTCGATGGTGTTGGACTGCTGTTGCACCGTCGGGAACAGAGCAGACAGAGCCAGCTCGGACGGCAACGGAGCCTCACGCACAAAGGCGGTCAGCGCATCCGGGGTGACCGGAGCATCGAAGAAGATAGCCATCGTTCAAGCTCCTTTCAGGCCCAGTGGATGAGGTTGAGTGCGGTCTGAGCAGCCGCATCAGCGGAGCCCTTCCCGGACTGGAACGGAAGACGTGCCTCGTCAACGAACCCGTGCACGAGGATCGCGCCGCCGATCGGAGTCGAAGCGCTGGCACCGACCTTGACGGAACTGAACAGAATGCCCGCGGCATCCTCGGTTCCGTCGACAGCGGCAGGATCGTACGGCCCGTACTTGCCGGACGCGGTGATCTTGCCCAGCACAGTGCCGGACGGGATGTACCCGTTGGGGTAGTGGGTGCCAGCAGTGAACTTGCTGACATCGAGGGTGACGCTCGGGGTGTCGCCCGGACCAGTGCCGTGCGATCCCCACAGCCACCCACGCTTCTCGACCTGATAAGAGGTCGACTGGACCGAAATGTCGGTCATCGTGGTCTCCTTCGTAGTGGGATATTGCGAGCGGCTTGTTCCTGGCCGCGACAGGTTCAGGCGGTGGCTTTCTTCGACCACCTGCGCTCGGCTTCAGCCCTTCCGGCTTCGGCCTTGCTGGCACCCGCGGAACCTCCGCGGTTACCTCCGCCCATGTCGGGCCATGACGAGCCGGCGGGCGCGAGCCCAGCGGCAAAGTTGGACACCTTGTCGGTGTCGACCTCCCCAGTCGGGGTGAGGAACTTGGTGTGATCGAGACCCTCGAGCAGACCTGTGATCTGCTCCGGGGTCCGCTTCCCAGCGAGTGCGGCCTCGAACTTGGCGCCGACCAGCAACGCCGAATACCTGGCGGTGGTCTCCTGCTCAGCCTTCGACCGCTCATCGCGGCGGGCCTCGGCGAGCGCCTTCTCAGCCTCAGTTTGTGACGCGGACTGGATCTGCTCCAGCTGCGTCTTCAGTTGGTCGTAGTCGCTGCGCTGCTTGGCGACATCCTCATGTTTGCGCGCCTGGAACTTCCAGTAGGCAGCCTGCTGATCCGAGTTCATCTCCGCGATCGGCGTGTTCACAGGGAACCCGTTCGGAGACGGCTGCCCTTGCTGCTGGCCAGCCTGCTCCGACTGCGAGCCGGACTGTCCGGGCGGCTGTGCGCCGCCGGCGCCGCCAGCACCTTCCGTACCTTCGATTAGGCGAATGAATCGGGACATGATGAATCTCCCTGTCGGGTGAGGTTTACCGGCCCATGTCGGGCCGCGGGTCAAGCAGCGACCTGTGCCGGGCCGCGGAAATGCTGCCCGGATACCCACAGTTGCGGGCCGAGCTCGCCATGCTGAACGACCGTCACCTTCCGCAGATCCGCCGGCCGAGTTGAACCGGCAGCCGCATACAGGTCGTTCAGCGAAACGTCGTTGAGTTGCTTACCGACATCGCTGCCGCCCGCAGCCGGCACCACTGCGCACTTGCAGTACGCGTGAATCGGCATCAGGTCCTCGCGGAAGTAGATCCGCTGTGCGGCGGCAGCGCACAAACCACAGGCCGACTCGGTCCGAATCACCCTGCGGTAACGAGGCAGTCGTGCCCTCTGCATGAATCGGCTGGCCTGACGTTGATGCGCCAACCCGAGGTCGGTCACAGCCATCTCGTTCGCCCGAGTCAGTGCAGCCTTCGCAGCATTCACCCGTCCGACACCAGTCGACTCCTGCCAGCGGAAAGTGGCCGACACCCGGTCGTACACCTCCGGCGCTGTCACACCTCGCCGCAGACTGGCCGACATCTCCGGGGCAACCCCAGCCGGGCCGACAGTCCGCCCTAAAGCTTCAGTCGAAACTCGGGCCAGGTATGTGTCGGTGAGCGCCGCCACGCCCCTCTGCCCGGCCATCACCTGCTGCGCCAACGTCCGCGACAGTTCGGCGACCGTTGCCGGCACATACCATCCGTCGAAGCCGTTCAGGTCGGCCGCCACCAAGGAGAGGATCCTCTGCTCGAGTTGACGGCGTTGCGCTGCGAACGTGTCCACCAGTCGGATGACACGGTCTTCAGTGGCCATGGTCAGGCAGTCGGTTCTGCCGCATTGGGTTCAGTCGGCTGTGGCTCCTCGGCAGCCGCCGACTCAGCGTCTGCGACCGACGGGAACAGGATCGCGTCATCCATCCGTTCGGATTCCATCCGCGAGACTTCCTCCGGCGTGAACTGCCAAACGGTCAACATGCGGGTACGCCACGGCACATCCGACGCCTTCGCCTTCACTGCCGCATCCGCCCGCTCAGCAAGCCCATACCGGACAGCCGGCAACCAACCAAGCCTCAAGCCGGCCAGGTCCGCACGATCGGCCTGGCCGTCCATGCGGAGCAACAGCGACATCGTCTGTGCGTGGCCCTCACCGAGCCTCTTCTGCCGATCCTGCGCCTTCGAAACGAACCCATCCCGGGCCAAATCGGCACCCTGAGCGGACTGATTCGCACCCTCCGGCGCGAACATGTGCAACGGGGTGAACGTTGCCGCAGACAGCCGCTCCTCCTCCTTGCGGACCCAGTTCGCCACCGGGGTCACATCGACTGCGCCGGACTCCCACAACTCGGCAGTCTGCGGCAGCTTCCACAGTGCACCCGGATCGGCGGAGAACACCTCGTTGTAGTCGATGTCCTCGCCAGTATCAGGATCCTGATCCGGCATGTCGGCGGGGTCGACTTTGATCGCCCTCTGCTTGAACGCCTGCAGTGTGATCGTGACCATCCCCTGCAAGATCAGGTGATTGATCCGATCGAGGATGTCCTCATGGCGTTCGAACTCGCCGACACCCTCCTCGTTGCGATACCGGACCAGGCAGACATCATCCTCAAACCCGGCCGGGAGCGTCTGCCCTTCACCGCCGCCATTGTCTGGATCCCAATCCCACGTTTGACCGTTGAACCGAGACCCCAACAGCAGACGGCCAGCACTCTTACGCTTCGCAACGAACACCTTGCCCGGCAAGTACAACCAGGCGTAGTCCATCGACATGTCCTCGTCGCGGAAGAACTTCGCACCAGCCCGACGCCTCGACTGATCCTGCGGATCATGAATCGTCACACACTGCCGTGGATCCTCAGCTGTTGCGCGAGTCACCCCATCTACCTGTGAGGCGATGGCGTACGCGTCACCCGCGACCAGGAAGTTCCGGGCGATGTCGTCGGAGGCAACCTCCATACCGGATGAACGCCACAACGACCATGCCTGATCATCGCTACCGCCGCCAGACGCCGCCGTGTACACACGGGACACCTCGAGCCGGTAACGGGTGGCCCGGATGATCATCTCCGCATAGTTCGTCCGAGACGTCCGATAGAACCGGATCGCAGCCTCAGGCGCACCATCCAACGTGTCCGGCAGCGGCATCCGGTTCTCATACCGGGCATACAGCGGACCGATCCGATCCAGGCGCCGATACAACTTCTCCGACAGACGCCGCAGCCACCAACCAGGAGACTGGGCCGTAGATGTGTCGATCAACGTCCCTCCTCAGTTGGATCAGCGGATACGCCTCGGCCGCGTCGGTGTGCGCGGAACTCCCATGCCAGCCTTGATCGCAGACAGATACGACTGCCACGACAGACAGCCGGCCATCGCCGCATCAAACTTGCGGTCCTGATGGATCTTCTCCAGCACGATCAGCCGGTTACCTTCGTCGTCGTACAGCTGCGTCGGCTTCCGCCCTGCAGCCGCGATGTGGCGGGACAAGTCAGCCGACCGAGGATCAGCCTCCGCCCAGCCGACAGCGCCACCGTCCATCGCCTCGCGGTACGCCTGGACAGCCAGACCCATCCGCTTCGGCGAGTTCGTCCACCACTCCTCGACCTTGTCAGGCCAACGACCAGCCCAAGCGCCAACCGTCTCCGTCCAGTGCGGCGGATCGCAGAAGATCTTCCACACCTTCATCGACCGCATCAGATCCTTCACGGCCGCGGTGACCTCGACCTCTGGGACCTCCCAGTTGTCGTCATCCTCTGGTCGCTCCCAAAGGCCCCAGATCTCTTGAGTCCCAGTGGCGATTTCCGTGATGACCAGCGCAGTCGCATCCCGATACCGGGCACCGTCGAAACCACCCGTCACTGCGGCGCCCCGCGGGATCCGGGGACGCAACCCGTTCTCCTGCTCGCCGCCGACGAACCTCAACTGGCCCCAACGCTTCGGACTGAACGCCTGTGAACCAGACTTCACCCACCGGTTCAGCCACACCCGCTCCAGATACGCCGGATCCGCGCCCGGGCGATCCCACTTCGACGCAATCTCGTCGAACTGCCCCGGACCGAACTCGCCCGCCGGACCAGTCGCCTCCGAAATGGCTTCGATCCGCTCAGTCTTCACCGACAAGTCACGAACGCCAGCATCCGTGCGGTACAGGTAGAACAAGTCCGGCCGTTCGATCTTGCCGTCACGGATCTGCTCCGCCTCGAGATGAACCTGCTCAGCCACCGATCCCTGACCGAGCTCGCCGGCAGTCCCGACGTACACCGACCACGGATCATCGAGCGGCCTCTTCGGCAGGTTCGCGTCCATCGTCGTATGTGCCTCGATCTGCCGCGGCAGATACAGCCGGTGCGGCTCATCGAAACAGTTCAACGTCGTCCGGGCGCCATCACGCGAACCCGGCGAGTTCGACAGCGGCACAGCCTTGCCGTCAGCACGGCCGTACTCATCCAGCCGAGCGATTCGCTCCTTGGACACATCGAACAAGTCCGCATCAGGACCGTTCTCGACGATGTACGTCAGCGCACCGAACGCCAGCTCCTCGACCTGCTCCACGGTGACCGCGAGCATCGGAATGTACGGCGCCTTGACCGGCCGGCCGACCGGGTTGCCGTGAGCATCCCAACCATCAAACCGAGTCGGCCCCTCAGGGTGAAGCTCAGCGAAGGCGATCAGCGCCATCTTCTCCGTCTTCGCGAGACCCTTACGAACCGACAACCCGCACCGCTTGAACCGGCGACGACCAGCCCACGGATGCCCCTTCGGGTACACCTCGAACGCCCGATACAGCCAAGCTCGGAACTCAGGATCGATCACATACGGCTCACCCTGCAGCGAACCCGGACCGTAGACAGCACGCTCCTGGATCAGATCACAAACCTGAGGTCCCAACGTCGGCCACGGCTCCGGGTCGGGCGCCGGGACCACCAGCAACATCAGGACACCAAGAACATCCGCGGATCATCGCCGTCACCAGGCTTCGGCTGCGGACTCGGCGTGGTGCCGCGGCGCTTACGACCGCGATCCTCAGCCTCACCGGCCCGCTCAATCTCCAACCGCAACCGCAGCAACGCCAACGGATTCAACCCGAGACGATCCGACAACTGCCGAGCCTCCGTGGCAGCCTTCAAATCACCCTGCTCGGCGCGAACCTTCCAACGCACATACTGCGCAACCTCACGATCGGCATGCGACTCTTCCCACACCATTGTTTGAGGCATCGCCCACAACTTCTCCCACAACTGGACCTCAGCATCGACAGCCTGCTCAATCTGCAAATGCAAGACCGTGGCACGCATCTCCAACGACTCGATCTTCCGCCGCAACCGGGCAGACACCTTCGAATCATCAGACGCAGCCAACTCCGCCGACAACTGCGCAGCCTGATCCAATGCATGCTCACGCTCGGCAGTCATCACCACATCAGGCAACAGTGGCCACGCCGGCGCCGGTCCACTACGACCGGCCGCAGGCAGCGACACGAAATCCTTGCGCGGATTGTTCCGACGAGCACGAGTGCTCGGATGCTTCGGCGGGGGACCGGGGGTCACTTCGGGCCACCCTTCGACACTAGAAGGTATGCGGCAGCCGCAAGCAATGCATCAGGGTCATCGCCGAACATCCCCATCGCCCGGTTACATCCGTTGCAGAGCAGGCCGCGCACGCAGTCGCCGCAGCCCGTCTCCCCGGGGCAGCAGTCGTGATTGTGGTCAATGACCCAGGTGACAGTTCCTTGCCGCCGTGGCGACAATCCGCAGATTGCGCACTTTCCACCCTGGTCAATTACCATCTGCGCGAAGCGCTCAGGGGTCAGGCCATGCTCCCTAATTAGGGCATCCCGCCGCCGGGACCTGTTGCAGGGCTTGCAGTACGACTGCAAGCCGTCACGCGACGTGCTCATGCGGTAGAAGTCAGACGGAGGCTTGTCTACCTGGCAGGCCACGCACACCTTAGAATCCAGTGTAGGTTTCGGCTGCGCAGCAATCACTGCTCGCCGCTTGGCGAAGTAGGCCCTCTGAACCTCAGAGTCTGCGTAGGGCATGATCATCACCTCCATGTCGGAGAGCAAACCCTGATCCCCATGTCGGGACTGATCAGGGCGAAGACTGAAGCGCCTGCCGGCTATTGCACGATCTGCACAACACCGACAACCGCGACCCACCACCACCAAACTTGACAGCCACCGAATGAGCCGCCGTCAAATCCTGCGAAGGATGAGATGCACGCCCCCAACCAGGACACATCCAGCCATTCACAGCCACCCAATCGGACACCGCACGGCGCCGGCGAGCCTTCTCAGCCGGATCCCGCTGAGCAGCCAACGACGACGGTGACCTACGGAAATGCTTCGAGCAGTACGACTTCGCCACCACCCGGACCTCACAGCCAGGCTCAGCACACGACTTCGGCGCACGAGGCAAGATGCCCTCCGCTCGAAAGGAACCGGAACCCGTACAGACCGAAATCCGCC